AGTCTTTTTACTTTAAAATCATTTAAAATACCTTGGATTTCCTTTATAGATTTAAAGAAATATCCGACTTCATCATCAGACTGAAATGCACCACTTTGGTCAACTTCCTTTAATTTTTTTTCAGAGACTTCTATAACTTTAGATAGATTATCTAAATATTCAAGATATCCCATTAAAACATCTTCTTGCTTTTCATTCTTTTTTAAAAGATTAATAGTAGTAAATAAAAAGATTACTACTAGCACTGATAAAATAGAAATTATTATTCCTTCAATCATAATTCTTCAAATAAATTTTTCAAACCTTCACTTTTAATAGAACTAAGAGCTTTAGTTTTTGAAGATTTTGTTTTAACTTTAAAATTGTCCTTTTTAGTTTCCTTTTTTCCAAATTTAGGTAACCATTCTTTTTCAAATTCAATTCTAGATGCCATTAAGTCTGCTTGATGAATTATAAATACGAGTGAAGTTCGAGGTTTTAACTCTGGCATGTAATTTTTTAAATAGGGTTCATTTGCTGGATCATATAACCCATCATGAAGTCTAATTGATAACCACTCGTTTTGGGTTAATTTAATGTCATTATCCACTAATAATTTAATTGATCTTTCTGGAACTGACATATATGCTAAAGCATCATTGAATTTATACATTTCTCCTAAATTCTTTTTCCTCCATTCATCAGTTGAGGGTTGATGAGCATAATTATCTTCTTCTCCCATTTTACCTAAATCATGATTTAAAGCAGAAAATACTAATTCTTCAATTGTATAATTTTGTTCGGCTCCAAAGTTACACCATACTTTATTAATTTCTAAAGCACCTTCAATTACACGATTAACATGCTCAACATACCCACCTGGAAAAGCATTATGGTATGCTTTTTTATGTGATGCAGGCATCAACATAATTTCTTCTTGATGTTTAGTATAAAAGGCAATTAATTTTTCCCTACGAGGGTCTGGAATGTAGGTATTAATATAACCTATAAATTTTTCCCAATTTGATTGTATTTGTTCTGCTGTTAATTCCATATTATTCTCTATCTATTATATCACTTAGATCTTGAATTATCTGAGTAATTTGTCTTTGGGTTTCGTTAACATCTTCTTTAGATCCACCTCTATGAATGTTCATATCTAATTTTTTCACCAAACCATTTAATGTCTGGATTCGATTTTGAGCTAATTGTTTATTTCTCATTTTTTAATTTTATTAAATGGAATATTCCTTATACCCCAACATTATTACTAGTCACTTTATCACCATAAACGTTATTAATAATAAACGTTAGTGGTGTTTTAAACACACTCGTAATTATAATGTATGGAATTAGTTTTTGGGAGCCAAACTATTTTCAAGAAAGGTTTCTATTTTTTTAAGAAAGGAACATTTTTCATATTCTTCATAGTCTTCAAAGAAGGAAATTGATAATTTTAATGATATAGTTAGGTACTCATCATAACCTGTTTCCATTGCATCTCTCCAACTTATATCATCTAAATCACAAAATCTTATATAATCCCAGGCACGGTTAAAGGTAAGTAATTCACTTACTTCTTCTATTTTGTTACTATCAAAAACTTCCTCATCACCTTGAAAAATATTTTTTAACTTCAGACCAAAATTACCATTGTATGTGATTATTTTTTTAAACATCCCTAGTTTATAAGAGGGAGTATCTCCTATTCCATCTAACAGTTTTTTGTAATGATCATCCATTGATGAAAAATCAGGATCTTTATCATTAAACATACCAAATATTTTATTTATGTCCATGGGTATAAATATTAATAATTTTTTTTAGATAGGCAAATTACTTTTAAGAAAACGTAATATGTAATTTAGATATTACATTAATATTACGTATATTTATTGATATTAAATATTACTTAGATATGTCTTTTTTAGTATTAGTAACGTCATCATTAATAGAATTTATACAGTGATTATAGTCAATTTTATCTAACATCCACCGTAGTAAGTGACCTGCTATGGATAGTGTTTTATATCGTTGATTTTTACCAATAACTGATGAAATTGTTTCCTTAGGATTGCCAAATCTATAACCCCCATTAGTTATAAAAATAGCATCAAAAAATTCTGAACCATTAACATTAGCAAAGATATCAATTTCTTTAGCAGTTCTATAAAACCAAACAGAAAGCATTCTTTTATTGCCTGTGAATAGATATTTTATAATCATAAATAAAGCAACAACGGGTAAAAGTAAATATAAGAGTATTATGGCAATGATTAAAATAACTAATTCAATCATATTTCTTTAATATCTTTTATTTTACATAAATTAAATTTAATATTAGGAAATGAATCTTGAAAGACCATTCCTTCCTCTTCCATATCTTCATCATCTTCTTCATAATACCAATTAACTATAATATTGTTAGGAGAATTTACAAAATCCTTTATCATAAATAAAATATACTTCTGTGATGTAGAATTCATCATTTCCAAAATAATATTGATAGTAACATCTTCATCTTGTAAATAATGTAAGCATCCATTTATTTCCTCAATAACAGGTTTATAAAAATACCCAGGATGTTCAGGATAAGACATGCCTTTAATTTCTAAAAGGCAATTTTCCTTATCTAAATGAATATAAGGAGTATTTCTAGTTGATTTTATTTCCATTATTCTTTTACAAATTTTCCAACAGCATTCACATTATCACTTTTTGATTTTAGTATATATGCTCCTTTATTAAATTTTTCTATATTAATTTGAAAATCATGAATTTCTCCAATAAAGTGTTTTTTATAAACTCTATTTCCATTCATATCAAATATTTGTACATTATGATTTATCAAAGGATCTAATGAATAGTCCATTTCTAACTCAATATAATCTATAGCTGGGTTAGGTCTTATATTTAAACCAATTGTTTTTTCATTTTCAACCTCAACAGATACAGGATAAAAAGTTTCTAATTTACCATCATAATCTACCTGGGTTAATCTATAATAAGATAATCCTATATGGGGGGAATAGTCTTTTAAGGAATAAAATTTAGTTGTATTACAATTTCCATCACCCTCTACTCTATTTACTTCTTTCCATTCATAACAATCTAAACTATTTTCAATAATATAATAATCGTTATTAATTTGAGACTCTACAATCCAATCAATGTCTACACTTGTTCCATCAGCATTAGCATTAAAAGAAAGTAAATCCACTGGAAGAGAAGTTCCTGAACCTGAACCTAATAGAAAAAAATCATCCATCCACCATTCTTCTCCTACTCTATCCACTACTGCTAATACATCAATTGCAATCTGTCTTGTTCCTAATGGAAAAATTAATTCTATAACAGAATATCCATCACCTACTAAAGTTCTATCCCCACCTCCTGCAGGAGTATAAATATCTACAGTTCCATTAATAACTTTACTGATTGCTTTAGAATTAAAATCCCAATAAGCATTATTATTTCCTGTTATTCTAATTTCAGAATTATAGGTTAACCCTCCATCTACAGAGACTTGAACATCTATATAATCATCAACATCAACCCCAGAATTAGGTCCTGTTGATGTAAATCTATATGAACCTAAATTAATTTGAACTTTATACTCTTGATCAATACTTAATGTATCTATATTAGGTAAACTATACCAATCATATTCATCATTTGCATTTCCTGTACCATATATTACAGCAGCTACAGGGGCAGATTTAGAAGCATTAGTAAAAAATCCTGTTGTAGCCGCTCCAGACCACCAATTTCCCGCCCAATTATAACCCTCCATTTGATCATATGCTACAGTATCAGGAAATGTTTGACCATTCACTCTATCACAAGCGAAGACCATTAATATTAATAGGGATGCGTATATTAAAGCATCTATTATTATGGATATTTTACTTTTCATTGTTTTGGGTTTTATTATAAATATTATATTTTTTTAATACTTCTCATTAGTGTATGTTTTACCTAGTTTTAGGATAACTTTTTTAGCTTCTTCTATTGGTATTTGAAAATGTTCTCTATCAGAACTAATTCTACAATAATCTAATTCTTTATGAACTTCTCTCTCTAAATTATGTCCATCGTGGCATTTAAAAGCCCATACTACCTTGTAAGGTAAAGGTACCCCGGTACTTCTAGATATTTCTTTAGCTCGTATTTCTGGGTGTTTACCTGTAAATCCAATTTTCAATATGTTAGGTATAGTTGGGTTTGAAAGAATATAAACATAATAATTACCTTCTCCTTTAAAATAGGTTTTTCTTTTTCTTTTAGTAATATAAGTTAGTTCTTCCCATCCTTTTCCATCTGATTTTAAAGTATAACCTAAAATTTTCTTCCAATCTTTTTTTATATTTACAAGGT